CGCCGGAAAAGACACAGCCACCAGGCGCAACTATCTTGTGCAACTGGTAGCCGAAAGACTTACCGGAGAAAAGCAAGAGTCATTCACCAACGCTGCTATGCAATGGGGCACAGAGACTGAACCGCTCGCTCGTGTGGCGTATCAAGCATCACATGACTGGGTGGAGGAGGTCGGGTTTATCAAGCACCCAACAATCGAGTGGTTTGGAGCTTCACCAGACGGGTTTGTAGGTGACGGTCTGATTGAGATCAAATGCCCCAATACCACGACGCACCTAGACTGGAGGCTTGATGGTGTTGTTCCAAAAAGGCACCAACCTCAGATGCTGGCACAGCTCGCTTGCACAGGACGGAAGTGGGTGGACTTTGTATCATTCGACCCACGCCTGCCAGAAAAACTACAGTTGTTTGTAGTTAGATTTGAACCAGATCAGAAGGAGATAGACGCACTCGAAACAAAGGTCAAAGCATTCTTAGTAGACGTACAAACAGCAATCAACAAATTGGAGCAGTGATGGTTAAGTATGAATTAAGCGCAGCAATCGGCACGTACCAGAAAGACGGTCAAGAGAAGACCCGGTGGGCAAAGATCGGTACGGTAATGGAAACCAAGAGTGGCAAGCTGGCACTGAAGATCGACACGATCCCTGTCAACTGGGATGGTTGGGCTAGTTTGATGGAACCTCGCCCGAGGGATGACAAAAATGACATCCCATTCTGATGTAGATCATCCACCCCACTACACTGCTGGCAAGATAGAGTGTATCGAGGCTATAGAGGCTGCTACAACAGGCTTAGAAGGTCTGGAGGCGGTCTGTACAGCCAACGTCATAAAGTACGTGTGGCGGTGGAAAAGAAAAAACGGCTTGCAGGATCTCGAAAAGGCTAAGTGGTACCTTGATCGATTAATCCAAGCGCAAGTTTCTCGCTCTCAATAACACGCCTCTCCCAGCCTCGGCCATAGGTTGCCCAGGTTGGGAGAGACTTCATGTAAGCAAGCCTCCGCGCACATAGGTCTTTTATCAACTGGTCAACAGGTTGAGCCTCTACAGCCTGCAATGTCATGCGACCTATAGCACCATCAGGGTTAGCCCCGACAGCCTCTTGTAGAAGCTTTGCAGCCCTGCCAGGCCCACTGTTAACGCACGTATCAAACACAATGTAGTCAACACCAGACGGAAGATCGTCAGCCTTAACAGCGTCCCAGTAGCGCCTCTTATAGAACCCGTTCACCAGATCAGGCGTAAGTGCCTTCATCTCATCGTGAGTCACCTGCCTACCGAGATAACCCTCCCAGGCTTTCTGTGTGACACCGAGGTTCGTACAGCCCTTGCGACCGTCTGGCAGTTGATTACCAGGGTCACGCTCGTCATCAGTGAAACCACCCTCGTGAGCAATCATCTGCTTGAAAGCAAAGTCCCAGTTCTTGTTCATTTGTTACCTTTGCGTAAATTGTCAATTGCTGGAATTACTTGTAGATTTTCAACGCAATGTTTGCCACCTTTGCTAAGTGGGATTATATGGTCTACATGAAACTCTTCACCAAGAGACATGCTTTTGTAAAAGTCACGCAAACAATAAATGGATACAACATCTGAACACATTTCGCCACGAATTAATGATCGTCGGCTTGCGTTATCTGCCAATATCCTTGCTTTGTTTCTGGTTCTATCTGTTTTCTTCCATGCAGCAACCTTGTCAGGATTGTTTTTCCGATATTTCTGATTTCGAGTTAACTTTGCTTGATAGTGCTTAAGCGTGCTGCGCTTTACTGTTTCACGATGTTGCGTAGGATCTGCTGCACGCCTGTCTCGCATGATGATTGCGTAGCAAGACTTGCATCTACTCTGAACGCCAGAAGACAGCCGCCGATCTGGACTAAATAAAGACAGTGGTTTTGCAACCTTGCAAACAGTGCAGGATTTCACTTCTTCATCAAGTCCTTTTGTTGACTGCTGTTGGATGAGCCCAGCCAAAAATTGTAAACCGATGCTGTTTCACGCGCCAACACGCCAAGCAATAGCATCATTACATCGCTACCGGTTAACTGCATATACCCTAGTGCAGACCCAACCAGTAGGCCAAAGAACCCAGCGACAGTTACGATGGAAAGCAGTGCGGGGATCTTGCTTCTGGTCGCAACCTGCATCTCCCGAGCAGACTTTGTGTTCTCGACATTGAGCTCAAACAGTTTGGTTTCGTTCGCCATCTTGGCGAGCTCACCGTCTTGGTGGAGTTTTGCAAGCTCAGCCTTAGCCTTGTCTGCTGCTGCTTGGTCAGGCAACACACGGTCAAGGATCTTGCTACCGACTTCAAGCAGAGGCCCGAGTGGAATCATCATTCTTCCCCAGCATGTTAGCTACAGCTTTAGCACCCTGCCTGCCAGCAATGCCACCGACGGCACCAATAGACAACATCATTACATCTTTCAGAATCGATAGAAATTTGTCATCGATAGGGCTGATGTTCTCCATGTCGTGCTCTACAAATAGAACACCGAGAATAATTGACACGACAGAGACAACAAGAATAAACGTGAGCGATAGAGCAATAATCGCCCAGACCCTGACCTCTATCTGTTCTGCGGTTAAGTCTTTCATGTTATTGCCCCAACAGATACAGCATCCACACAATGACAGCTACACAGATTGCTAGGACAACAGCAAGCGCATGACCGTCTTTTATGCTTTCGTCTTCATCATTTTCGGGTTTACTGTCCATCTGGCCATGCCTCCCAGATATATCTGCCGAGGTTAAACAAGATGATCCCACCGATACCAAGAACCATCGCAATCAATGCACGTTCGCGCTTTTGCCGCTCTCGCCTTTCAGCCTCGCGTTGAGCAGCCAACTCTGTTGCCCGTCTACGTTGGACGATAGCGTTGTGTTCAGACTGGATCTGATCCCATACATCACCCTGACCAGACCAGATCAGAAACTCTCGAAGTTCGTTCGTCATCTGCTGGACTTTGCGAGCAGCGATAACCGTTTCGAGAGCCTCTGACATTACAGACTGTTGAGGCTTGTCTGACTTGGCCTTGCGTTCTTCGTTAGACGCACGGTTCAGTTGATCTTGAGTGTCAAAGAGTTGCATGAACTCGCCCAGACATTCATGCGCCTCTTTCCCGATTGATATGGCCTTTTTAATGCCCTCGACTGCCGCTTGAGCAGTGGCCAATGCGACAGCGACTTCAATCATTTCACACCTTCAGAACGAGTCCCAGCAATAGCAGGATGATAGCGCCAGCAGAGCCTAGCAGAATAGTCTCTAGTCGTTTAAGCCTGGCGTTGATCCCTTCGTATCGAACAGCACAGACTTCCTCATGCGTTGAGAAACGGGCTTCCAGTTCCATCATGCACTCCACGGCATTCCATTAGCGGTTACAGGATTCAGTTGCTTTTCGACCTTAGCCGTTAGATTGGCTTCGATCTCGGCCTTCTGGTCGCCCAGCGCGTCATACACCCAGCCCAGCACGATTTCTTCGGTCAGGTTCTCGTATGGAATAAATCCAGGCTCATCCGGGTTGTTAACGTAGGTAGTCGTACCGCCGTAGAAGGCAGAGGCTGAGTCCTGTTGAGCAGTACAAGCCCAGGCTACGTTAATGACAAACCCGTCGTTAATGACACGGGTCATGTTTTGGATAGTCCAAGTAATCATGGTTTATTCCTCGATGAACTCTTGTATTGCGTCAAGACCGAAATGGTTGTTGACAAAACGAAGCAACTTCTCAACATCAATCTTTAGCACTTTACCCGTTGGCGTGTGCTTGGATTTGAAGATCCATTCATTTGTCTCTTTGTCGTGCGGTGAGAACAACGTGGCGTTACCCGCTGCGTCCATAACGTAGGCTTCACCCGCAGACGAATAGATCGATATGCCGTTGGTAAGCGTGCCAACAGGGGCAGTGCCGTTAAAGATGTCAAGGTGGTTGGTGCCGACTGTGGTGGCTCGCTCCGCGCTACCGCCGATTTTGACGTTGCTATTGGTTGCTTCAACAAACAACGCGTGCGTGTTAGTGTCAGACTCGACGCGGAAGTCAACATCAGCCCCGGAGTCGTTAAAGATAGCAGAGCCGTCAACGGAGAGTTTTGCCGCAGGCGTAACCGTACCAATACCTACGTTGCCGCCAAACGGATTGAATATGTTGTCGTAAGCCGTTGTTGCAGCGCCGTTAGTTGGCTGATAAATAATCCCACCACCACCAACAGCTTTTGAAATGTTTAATGCAACACTCGATCCTGTTGACTCTGGATTCAAAATTAACCCAGCTTTTGAGCGAGACTCTGCAAGCGTCGATGCGTATGTTCCGTCCCCTACTCTATTAACTTGTAATTGCGCGACAGGCGCATTCGTACCAATACCAACCC